ATCTTTTAATGTTTCTCTAACTTTTTTACCAACTTGCTCTGCTTCCCATATCTTATTACAATACTTATTTAATACCTTACATATTTCATCTATTTTTTCTTCCTCTGTATAACTTTCATATGCATTAGGATTAAATACTATCTGATATGAATCTCTATTTAAAATTCCAACTTTACGTTTTACCGTTGGTCTTATTATATTTAATGTAATAGGTTGAATATTTCCTAATCTTGCTTTAGGCCATTGGTTACCATGGAAGAAATTATAATTATCTTCTGTATCTTTATATAAACCTACAGAAATATTATAATTTTTACCTTTTTCATACTGTTTCCATTCTTCAGTTTCAAAATGTTCTAATTCTTCATTCATTACACAATTTCCTCCTGTCCATCAGAAGTTCCATTATATCTGTTCAAATTATTTAATGACTTTTCTAATAAATTTATTTCTTTTTCTATATCTTTCTCTTGTTGTTTTTCTTTTTTACTCTTAATTACTAGTTTAGGTAATTCGTTATTTTTACCAATTTTAAAGCCAAAATAAAAGCCTATGCATAAGCATAGAACTGTTAAAATTGAATATAATAATTGCATCTTTTCCTCCTAAATTACTTCTATCATACTTCCGTAGTCTGTATCTATTTCTTCTTTTATTCCAAAGTCTTTATACATACTATCTTTTAAAATCTTTTCTTTGGTCATAATTTTCATACTTTGCTGTGGTCTTATATATAAAGCAATAGCCTTTCCCATAACCAAGTCATCGTGATATCCGTCCTGCGCTTCTGCTCTGCCTCTTTCATTCTTTACAAACACTAACATTTCTTCGAGTGTTTCTCTATCATTGATTAATTCTACATTTTCCTTAACCAAGGTTTGTAACTCTGCTAGCACTAGTGGTCTTGTTAATGATGTAGTTTTAAACCCATAAGCCTTATCGTGTCTACCTGTATATGTATCTTCTTTCTCCCTTACATATTGTTTAGGATAACTTAACCTTGTTAGCTCTTGTATTGGATAAGTTGTATAATTGGCTTCTATTCCTATTAGTGCGGTGTTGTAATACATCCCTAAGCAGTACATCTGTCTTGTATAATCCACTTCATCATACTGTTGTTTTAATACTGCTACCTGTTCGCCTGTTATGTTATCATCTACATGTCCTGTAAAATAGTCGCTACCTTCTCCTGCTGTGTCTCCACCTAGTACATATGGTCTTCCTATCTCTGGTTTTTTATATATCTTTATAGCTCCTTCTTTATCTTCTTTGAACCTTATATTGCTTATTTTCAATCCATCGTAGTCAAAAATAAAAGAACCTATTTTAATAGGCTCTTTAAGTTGTTGTATTCTAGTTATTATCTTTTCTTTATCAAAATAACATCTTCCTGTACTTATAAATGCTTCCTGTGGATTTATTGGATACTCTTGTGCGAATAATTCCTCATCTCCACCACAATTGTTTGCTATGCTCCATCTTCGCCAAGTTAATTGTTCTAACGTAAGGTTGTATTGTCTCTGCAATTCCTTTTCTTTGTTGGTTAGCTCAAAACCAGTGTAAGGCATACTGTACTCTTTTAACTCGTTCCAACCTACAAACAATGGTATATAATCGCTTCTCCCTGCTACTGCATCATCCCACATTTCCTTAAAATATTCATACCCATTTGCTGTACTTTCTATTATTACCATAGTGTTTGGATTATTTGGCACCGCTTGTAATAGTCCTAATAATATTTCTTTCTTCTTACCTTTCCAGAAACCAAGTTCTGATATATGCAAGTTATTAATTGTATCTGACCTACCAACACCCTCTCCCCCTGCTGTCATACACTTTATTTTACTATTAAGTCCTGTTCCATTCTTATCGTTGAATATAAGTTCTTTAGCATTAGATGCTTTTATTTGTGGTTTTAATTGCTCTGGTAGTTCGTTATACATTAATTTAGTCATATTAAATAAGTTTGTTGTACTTTCTTCTTTATGTGCTACAATTGCTGTATTAACGTTTCGTTTTGTTGCTGTATCTTTAAAAAATATCCCTTCCGTTATTGTACTAAAACCTAATTGTCTTGCTTTTAGTATTATTATTCTTACTGGCTTACCAACTTCCTTTTGCTCCTTTATTATATTGTACAGTCGCATTTGTGCTTGGTTGAGTCTTAAAGGAACTACTGTACTTTCCTTCGTTCTAATCTTGATATATTTTCCAATATATTTTTTTGTATTAATACTCATTTCCCTCAACTTCTTTTAGATATTCTTCTATAGTACCTATACCTACTTTACCAACAATCTCTTCTTTTGGTTTTTGCCCTATTGTATCTCTAATTATTTCATAGGCTTTTGTATTACCTTTTTGTGCTTCTTTTATTAAGGAAATACTTATGCTTTCTTGATAAGTTTTTCCGTCTTCTGCTATTGATTCTAATAAAATTTCTAATTCTTCTTTTAATGCTTTTCTTTCTGCTCTTTTTTTAGCACTAGCCTTACCTGCTTTACTTGCATTAGCTCGGCGTTGACTCGGTGTTAAGTCTTCGTTTTTTATTAAGTTTTTCTCATTTGCCATATCCTTTCACCTACTCTTTTTACTCTTTCCCAAACAACTTCGGCATAACACACCTTTGTACTTTAGCCGTTCTTGTTAAAGGTACTTTATATCCTTCTATTTTACTTTCGTCCTTCTTATAATCTATACACTTTGCACCATAACTATATGGGTCTTGTATTATTGTGATGCCTCTATCATGTGTATTGCACGGGTATTTACAATAAGGACATACGTTTTTAACGAATTCTTCAAATAATTCTGCTTGTGTCATAGTTAACACCTCTTTGGTATAATAAAAGAGCCTACATTTCTGTAAGCTCAAAACTCAAATTTTAAGAAGGTTTATTTTATGTTTCTATACTACCTATTAACATTATAGCACGTTTTTTTATTAAAATTTTCGTACTTTTTTCGTACCTTATTAAATTTCTCCAAATTCAACGGCTGTAAAATATATTATTTTATTATATGTGTTATAGTATGTATCTTTTGAAATATATTTATATGTTTCTGCCATTTTCTGATTATGTCTTTCTTTAAATATTATTTCAAACACTTTCTTTTCATCTTCATTTAATCTGTTTATAGCATTTTCTATATATGTTAATCTTCTTTCTACCGCCATTATACTTCTTGTAGTTCTTAATGCTATTGCCTTTTGTTCTGTTGGATTAGATGTCATATTTCCTTTTGGCATTCCATCTGGTGGATTTGGCGAACCTTCTAATATATCTTGTTGCATTTCTTTCAGTTCTTTTTTATTATCCCAATACTGATATAGTTCATTTTCCATTTTCTTTTTTACCCATCTTGGCACTTTGTAGCTAACTCTCATTTGTATACCTCCCTTATAATCTAACTTTGATATAACTTAATACACTTATTCTGTCTATGTGATTTTGTTTTATTCTGTTATAGTTCTTATCGTTACTTCTTATATATGTTTTCATTTGTTTTAACATTGTTTCTTCTGCTTCAATTTGTTTTTCTATAAGTAGTATTGCTTCTTTTCTTTTTCTTTTGTCATTCATAAGCATTACTCCTTTAATCTCCGTATTCTCTTGATACAGAGCTATATATATTTTCTAAAAAATGTGTAGCTTGAATAGTATCCATATTGCTATTCTCTACCAATACATTCCTATATTTATAAAAGTCTTTTTCTGTTTCTTCGTTCCAGAAATCTATATCAAATTCCATATCTACTCCTTCCTACAAATCTCCTCTGCAATTTTATCCATACCTCTGTAAACACTTAATTCTCCTTGCATTAATGGTATAGTTTGTAACTCTAGTTTCTTTATTTTTGCTTCTAATTTCTCTATATGCTCTATTAAAACTCTTCTTGCTCCTAGCATAAGTTCGTCATTAAAATATCCTTTACTTAATATATATTTAGCTTCTTCTACTGTTAATTTATATGTCGCTCTATAATAGAATGTTTTATATTTATAATCAATGCTATTTTCTAGTTCTTCATCATATAACATATTACTTCTCCTTTATCTATTGTTTAGTTTATTATCTATTTGTTTTATTGCTTGCACTAGCTCATTTATTTTTAATGATAATTATTTTATTGGTATTCCTTTATAATCAATTACTCCTAAATCTTCTATTGCTTGTATATCTATTTCTTCTGGTTCTTCTATTGGTTTAAAGTAATAATAATCATTTAAAAGCATTGATGTATCAAATTCTCCATTTTTCCATTCTAGTCCTTTACGTTCATTGACTTGTATTACTGTAACAACTCTATCTAATACTGATAAATCATGTACTTCTATTTTAGTTCCGCCTTTTATCTCTCCGTTTCTAATTGCTTGTAATAACTCTATTCCTGTATATGTTTTCATACTATTCACCTACCTTTTTCTCAAAATATTGTATTATACGTCCTTTACAATTTTCTTTATCACAATATTTATCTCTGCATATTTCTTCACAAAAACTTCTATCTTGTCCTTCTCCACAGTAATATTTTAATGTATCTGTCATTTTATCTATTGTCTTATATCCTTTTAGTAGATTTTCTATTGTTGTTCCTACTTTCTCACCATATTTATTACCAAAATAATTTATTAAGCAATATTTTATATCTTCTAAATCCATTTCTAAATCTTTTATATCTTCTTCCATTTACTTATCATCTCCTAAAATGTATATTCTATTGATTTATGCAAAACCTACCATAGTCCCTACTTTATACCATTCGTGTTTTCCATAATTGTTATACCTGTATATTTCTCCACCTAACCAACTTTCAGATATAACTAAAATTGTTCCATTTTTATATCCTTTTTCCTTTGCTATTTGTATACAACCATCAAGTGTTATTCCTTTCATACAATTATTTTCGTAATCTGGTTCTACATCATTAAATAAACTTATTAATGTATCATCAAATATAATTTTTATATCTTCGTTTAATACAATATCTTCTTTAATTTCTTCCATATACTCTTACTCCTCCTTTGTCTGATATTTTAAAATTACTGTTTCTACTCTGTTATACATCTGCCAACTTGGTTCTTTTCTACGTCCTACTATTAAACTAGGAAAATTATGTGCTATTCTTTCTACACTCCAACCTTGTTTCCATAGTTTTATTATTTCTTCATCTGACATACTCTTACTCCTTTATAGCATTTCTATTAATTTCATACATTTAGATTTCCAATACTCAACTTTCTTTTGTTGTTTTTCATATACTTCTGCTACTCTTCTATTGCTTTCATTTTCTGTTATTAATACATCTGCACTTGCTATTTTATTTTCTTCATAATTAAATTCTAAATAATCATTTGCACTAAATTCATCTTTAAAATACACATTGAATATATGTCCATATTTCTCTAGTATTATGAAAAAACTATCATTCTCATAATTAATTGTGATTAAGTTTAATACATCATCTTCTCTTGCTATATGATTGCTATGTAATTCAAATTCTTTTTTTACTTTTACTGTCATACTCTTACTCCTTTATAACTATTGAATTAAAAAAACATAATTATTATCATATTTATTATAAAAGTAATATTCATTTTTATAATTAGACTTATCTATAAATGCTTTTAATT